AGGTTTACGGGGCTTTACGAAAACGGCTTGGTCAATGCCGGTTTGAGTTTGATGTGACGACACCAGCGCAAGCGATCAAAGCGTTGTGCGTCAACTTTCCTGGTTTGGAGAAGTGGCTTATCGATAGCGAAAAGGATGGCGTCGGTTATCGCGTTGCTATCCGCAAGGAGAAGGTAAGTGAGGATGACTTGACTCCTCTGTTGCTGCCATTTAGCGACCGCGAGGTTTTCAGCATTACGCCTGTTGTTGCTGGTGCGGGCCGTGGAGCAGGGTCAATTTTAGCCGGTGCTTTATTGATTACTGCAGCTGTATTGATTGCCCCACTAGCAGTCAGTGGTGCAGGCTTTTTAGGGATGGGTCAAGCGGTAACAGCAACAGCTGCTGCTAAGTTTGCAGCTGTCGCAAGTTCAGCAGCTGGTACTCTTGGGATTGGTTTGGCGTTGAATGGCATAGCACAAGCGATTTCGCCGCAGCCAGGTCTTAACGATCTTGATGAATCAGTACAGCTGGAGTCGTTCAGTTTTTCAAACGTCGTCAACACAAGCCGACAGGGTCTGCCCGTTCCAATCGCTTACGGGCGTGTGTTTGTTGGATCGGCAGTTATCTCCAGTAATCTTAATGTGACTCAGGAGTAGGCATGACTGAAAGCAAATATATTCAAGGTTCTGGCGGCGGCAAAGGTGGTGGCGGTAGTAGTGCTCCATCTGTAGCTGACGATACTCTTTCGTCAAGACAATCTGCTCGGGTTGTTGATTTAATAAGCGAGGGAGAAATTGAAGGCATTGAGACTGATGGCACAAGCGATGATGCTTACCTCCAAAATGTCTATCTGGACGGTACGCCAGTAAAAAACAGCGATGGCTCAGATAATTTTCAAAACGTACACGTGCAGTTTAAGGTTGGCACTGAAAACCAAGGAGCAATTAGAGGTTTTGCTGACGCACAGAAAGAGTTTTCTGTTGGCGTAAAGGCCGAAAAAAATAGTCCCGTTACTAGAACTATTACTGATACTAATGTTGACTCTGTTCGAGTTACCTTAAGTATTCCAAGTCTTTTCAGGGTGCAAAAAGATGGGGATGTTTTAGGCACTCGCGTAGAAATAGCTATTTTAGTGCAGTATAGAGATGTTGAATCAAATGAGCCAACTGACTTTTCTAACGTTATTATAGAGGGTGAGCCAACTGTAAAAATTAAAGGAAAGACAAGTGGCCCCTACCAACGTAATTTTAGGATTGAACTTGACAGGCCCAATCCAACAGATCTGGTGGATATTAGGCTGAAGCGTATATCTGACGATGACGATGCCATTCTTGATGCTAAAGATAATCTTGTTCAGCACTCTAGTAATACAATTTTTCAGTCTTACACAGAAATTATAGAAAACAAATTCAGATACCCTAATTCAGCAGTCGTCGGCTTGCGTGTGGATGCAAGTCAATTTAACAGCGTTCCAACTCGTAAGTATCTGATCCGTGGTATTAAGGTTAAAATTCCGAGCATTATTGTAAACGAAGAAGAAACTGTAACGGTTGATGCACAGGGCAACAATATTGGAGGATTGAAATACGAACCGAACGCCATTTGGAGCGGTGAGTTTCAGTCCGCTATTTGGACAAGCGACCCTGCGTGGATTCTCTATGACCTGCTTATTAACGACCGCTACGGAGTAGGCGTTCCAGAGTCAACACTAGACAAATATGATTTCTTTGCAATCAGCAAGTACTGTAATGAGCTGGTTCCTGACGGCAAAGGCAGCTCAGAACGGCGATTTAGCTGCAACATTTTAATTAACAGCAGAGACGAGGTTTACAACGTCATTCAGCAGATGACGGCTATCTTTCGTGGCATCGCATATTACGGTGTTGGAACGCTACAGCTGTTGCAGGACAAACCCACAGACCCACAGTATCTGCTTGGCCCCAGCAACGTTGTTGATGGAATTTTTGAGTATCAAGGGACATCACAAAAAGCACGTCATACCGTAGTTTGTGTGGCTTGGCAGTCTTACGACACCCTTGGCGATATTGAATATGAATATGTCGAAGATGCTGACGCCATTGCTAAATACGGCATCATCAAAAAAGACATTAAGGCGATTGGTTGTTACAGCCAAGGACAAGCCCACCGTATTGGTTTATGGACTCTGAAGTCGGAGCAGGCACTGACCGAAACCTGCAACTTCAGTGTTGCAATTGAAAGCGGCATCATTTTGCGCCCTGGAATGGTTGTTGATATTGCCGACCCAGTTAAATCTGGTGTACGTCGATCAGGCCGAATCAAGTCGGCGACAACAACTCAAATTACAACTGACAGCAACGCCAACCTGTCTGCTGATTTGGCAACAAACAAACCAAAACTATCAGTGCTGTTGCCTACTGGACTTGTGGAGCAACGCAAAGTTTCAGATGACGGCATAACAATCGTTGGCGACACAGCACAGATTAACGTCAAGTCTGCATTTAGCGAAGCACCTGCCGCTGGTTCTGTTTTCCTGTTTCAGAACAACGATGTGCAATCGCAACAGTTCCGTGTGGTGTCTGTTGCTGAAGCAGGCGATGGCATTTATGGCGTCAGTGCCGTTGCTTACAACGAGAGCATCTACGCCGCAGTTGACGAAGGCGATGATCTAGAGCCGCGAACAATTACTGTTCTTACCAATCCACCAAACTCACCAGGAGGGATTACCGGTGAAGAATTCTTGTATGAAGAGGGTGGAACGGTTCATACAGGATTTGACCTGAGCTGGCAGCACGACGGAATTGCTCTTAACGAGTTTAGGATCAAGTACAGAATCGACGATGACAACTTTACTGACATAACAACTCAAAATCCTTCGATAACGCTTCGCGGGTTAAGGGCTGGCAAGCTACAAGTCAGGATCAGGGCTGCCAGTTTTATCGGCAAGACAAGCAAACCTGCTAAATCATCATTTGCGCTTGTTGGCAAAAGCGCTCCGCCAGGCAATGTTAAAAACCTGTCAATTGAGCCAATAAACAACAAAAGAGCAACGCTCCGCTGGGACGAAACCGTTGATCTCGACGTAAGAGTTGGTGGCAAAGTTGTAATTAAACACAGCAATAAAACTGATGGAACGGCAACGTGGCCTAATTCGGTCACGGTGAAAAAAGTCCCCGGTGGCTCTACTGAAGCAGACATAGAGTTAATAGAGGGTGAAGTTTTAGTCAAATTTGTAGATGATGCAGGCAACAAAAGCGTTCAAGCAACCAGTGTTCTAGTTGATCGACCTGACACTCTGGGCCGTTTACTTGTCCAAGCACGTCGAGAGGATACAGATTCACCAGCATTTAACGGAACAAGAACAGGTTGTTTTTATGACACCGGTTTAACGCCTAATGCCCTAACGATTGACAATGCAGAAAAAATAGATGATGTAACCGATTTTGATGCCATCGTTTCACTTGATGCAAATTCAGGCGTACAGGTAGCAACATCAGACGAGCCGTCTGCTGAATATCAATTCGAGAATACGCTTGATTTAGGGGCTGTTTTTGCTCTTGACCTTTCGAGACACTTTGTTACAAGAGCTTATTTTCCTGATGAAACAGTTGATGGACGTATTGGAGACGTCGATACATGGGCCGATTTCAATGGTTCAGACGCTGACGCTGTTGATGCGCAGCTTTACATGCGCAGCACCAAGGCTGCTCCAGCCAATTCGTCTACATACACTGACGCTGATTTTTCCGGAAAGAAGTGGCGCGAACTGATCAATGGAACGTTTGTTGCCCGTGCGTTCCAGTTCAAGGCAGAGCTTACCAGTTCAGACCCTGGCCAAAACATTGCGGTTGAAGAGCTGGGTTATGAAGCAACGTTCCAGCGGCGGCAAGAAAACAGCGATGGCGTCATTTTTTCTACGACCAACGGCGAAGAAGGAGGCACTGCAGGCACTTGCCCAATTACGTTTGAAAAACCGTTTTTTGTTGGTACGGCAGACCTTGGTGGCGCGAATGCTTACCTGCCCAGCATTGGGGTTACGGTGCAAAACCTTGGCAACGGAGAGCGGGTCAACGTCAGCAACGTCACCAGTACAGGGTTTAGCGTTGATGTGCTGAACTCAAGCGGCAGCAACGTGACTCGTAAATTCAGCTACACAGCTGTGGGCTATGGCAGGCGCAAGTAAGATGGGGGCAAAGTTGTCTGCAGCGACCTAACAGATGGCCCAACACGACTATGAAATTTTAAATGGCTCGGGACAAGCGGTCCGAGAAGACATCAACGCAGCCCTAAAGGCTATTCTCACCTTGAATGCTGGCGGCTTACCACCAAGTACAGACGGTGAAGGCGTTGACACGCCGATTGCATATATGGTTTGGGTTGACACTGAACCCAGCCCTGACGTTTTAAAAATTAGAAATAGTAATAATAGTGACTGGATCACGCTATGCGAAATCGCTTCCAGAGGCGTCGGAACGATTACCAGTGGTTCGGTCTGTATCGGCGATGGAACGCTTGCTAAGCCTGGCCTTGCCTTTAAGGATGACGCCAATCTTGGTCTGCGCCGAAATGAAGCTGACA